ACGCCCAGCGCCGCGAGTGCATGACCACGACGTCCGGCGAACCGAACCCCATCAGCGCGGTGTCCACGCCGGCCTGCGCGCCCAGGATCTTCGGGTACAGCTCGGGCCCGGTCGGCGAGGCGTCGGTGTAGGCGGTGTTGGTCGCGACGTTGGTCAGGCCGTTGGTGGCCTGGTTGATCAGCGTCGAGTCCAGCGTGGTCGCGTAGCGGCGGAACAGGTCGTCCATGACGACCGACTCCACGCCGGTGCCGCGCTCGATCGCCTGACGCGACAGCGTCTGCTGGCCGGCCGCGGTCTGCACGTTGATCGTGAGCAGCGTGTCGTCGATGTTCGTCTCCTGGACCGCGGAGTTCTCCGAGGCCTGGAGCGCCACCCCGGTGGCGGTGGTGATCCGGGAGAGGTTGACCGACATGCCGTTGTCGGGCAGCGCGTGCTTGTTGCACACGTCGGCGAACGGGCGCAGTGCCGCGGCGTTGGGCGCGTACATGTCGGTCAGGTACTGCGGCACGGTGAGGCCGGCGAACGCGCCGGTGCCGACCGCGCGCTCCTGGAGCTGACCGGCCCGCTCGACGCGCTCCTCCTGCATGTGGCGCGCGAGGCGGGTGGAGGCCTGCACGTCGCCGAACAGGAACTGCTGGGCCACGTCGCGGATGAAGACCTGGCCGGTGCGGTCCAGGCCGCGGTGGTAGGTCCGCTCCTCCTGGCCGACCCGGGCGACCTGGTCGTAGGCCCGGCTGGGCAGCGTGGCGCCGGTCGCGGTGACCTGCTCGCTGGCCCGCTGCGCCTCCAGCTCCTCGCCCTTGATCTTGTTGGCGTTGGCCAGCTTCTGCTTGATGCCCTCGGCGTCGGCCTTGGCCCCGTCGCGGGCGACGGCGAGCTGCGCGAGCCGCTCGTCCTCCTCCGCGGTGAGGTTGGCGCGGCCCTCCTGGGCGGCCAGGGAGAGGATGGCCTTGGCCTCGGCTGTGGCCTTGTCGCGACGCTTGAGCGCCGCTTCGTGCTCCACCTCGATCGAGGCGATGAGCTCGTCGATGGTTGCCATGTCGGCAGCTCCATTTCGGGGTCATGGGTTGGGGAGCGCCCTATGCGCGCTCTGAAGGGCGCGCCGCATCCGATGGGTCCGAGTGCCGATCGGGTGGGGCCTTGCTGACCGCCGCGGCTACGAGTGGCCGGGGCGGAAGACGGGGTGGATCAGTCGTCCCACTCGGAGTTCATCTGCCACTCCAGGCGGGCCAGGTGCAGTGAGCGGCCCAGATCGGCGCGCTCGTCGTTCTTGAGCCCGGCCACCGGAGGGAGCAGCGGCGAGGGCGGGAGGACGGGGCCGGCCTCGCCGCTGCTGCTCGGGGGGGCGGCGAGTTCGGAGCGACGCTGACCGGCGCTCGCCTCGGCGTCGAACGTCGCGCGGACCGGGAACGACCCGAGGTCGATCACCGTGGGCTGGAGCTCCCGGCGGGCCTGCAACCGCTCGAGCGCCGCACGCGCCGCGCCCACCGGGAGCCGATCCAGATCGCGCAGCAGCTCGGCCGAGCGCGCCGCGATCGAGGTGTAGGGGTTGGCGCCGTAGTTGACCGCCGAGACGTCGCCGCGGTTCAGGTCGACCTTGCGGATCCGGAACTCGCTGTAGTCGTCGTTCCAGGAGCCGTCGTCGATGCGGAAGGCGAAGGACATCTCGGTGATGTCGTTGTCCCGGATGGCGTGCACCAGGTCCTTGACGTCCTGGCGCTCCGGGTTGAGGAACGCCCGGCTCTGCAGCCCGGTGGCGCCCACCGACAGCTCCAGGGAGCGAAACCCGCGGCTGTTGGGGCGCGACCGGGCCATGGTCACGCCCTTGTGGTTGACCAGGAAGGCCACGTCGGGATCGGCCGAGAGCGTCTCGTTGAACGCCGCCCGGTCGATGACCTCCTCGTACTCCCCGAACATGTCGAACATCCGGTAGGGCTGCTCGGTGGTCGAGGCGATGCCGTCCAGCTGGTAGCGCGACATGCCGTTCCAGTCCACGGCCTCGGCGCGCATCAGGGCCGGGAACGGCAGCAGGCGGGCCCCGTCGGCGGGCATCTGCTTGGCCTCGGCCTGGGCAGCGCGCTGTTCCTGCGCCTGGGTCATGTGGTTCCTCCAGTTGCGGGAGCTGACGGCTTAGGTGCAGGTGCCGGAGTCGCCGGCTTGTTCGGGTCCACCGCGATCGGGTGCGCCTGCGGGGTGGGTGGCTCGGGCTGCATGCCGATCGGCACCCCGCCGAAGCCGCGGTCGATGGCCATCGCGTTGGGGTCGCCGAACAGGATCGCGAACTCGGTGATCTGGTCATCGGTCAGCGGCCGACGGTTCTCCAGCAGCCGCGCCTCGTTCGGGGTCAGCACCCGGGCGTCGATCATCACCCGGTGCATCTCGGCCCGGCTGGCCGGGTCCATCCGCAGCAGCGCGTCGGTGTTGAGCTTGACGTAGCGCGGCCCGGGCAGCAGGCGGCTGAGCGCCTCCTCCCGGCGGGACACAACCGGGCCCAGGTGCATGACCAGGAACTGCACATTGCGCTGGGTGATGTTGGCGTAGGTGATGGCCTGCCCGGCCACCGCCGCGTCGATCATGTCGCTGGGCACGTCGAAGAACCGCGCGATGTCCAGGGACGTGCGGGCCTTGGCCTCCAGCCACTCCATGCCGGTCTGCTCGGCCTGGATCATGGAGTATTCCCAGTCCGCACCGGTCACGAAGACGTCGCCGCTGGTCACGGTGGACTTGAACTTGGTCTTCACCGCGTCCGCCGCCGCCGGGCTCAAGGTCTGCATCTTGTTGCGCAGGTGCCCGCGCGGCACGCCGCCGCCGGCGAACCAGGTCAGCGCGAAGTCGCTGATCGACTGGTGCTCGGCCAGGGTGTAGGCGGCGTAGGCAACCGGGGAGAGTCCTACAGGTAGGCCGGCGAGGGTGTACTGCTTCTCGTGCCAGATCTGGTCGGCGGTCCACTCTTCCCGGCCGACCCCGTAGTACAGCTTGCCGTCGCGGATCCGCACGGTGACGTCGGTGGCGGGCAGCAGGTCGATGCGGTTGGGCAGGCCCGCGGCGGTGCGTTCGGTGATGACGCCGAAGGCGTTACCGCAGCGGTCCAGGTCGATCTGGGTGGAGTAGAGCCACTCCTGCATGGTGACCCGGTCCCCGGACGGGGTCTTCAGCACCGGCGGCTTGGGCAGCTCCACCTGCACGTCGTCGACCTTGCGGAACACGTCCAGGGGCAGCGTGGACAGCAGGTTAGCGCGCAGCCGCAGCGCGGCCCACACCGAGGAGTGCCGCATGGCCGACTCGGTGGTGACCGCGGGCAGGTTGGTGCCGACCACGGTGGTGCGAGCCGGGATCAGGTCGGCGGCGGTGGCCCCGGCGAAGTCGCCGTAGTACCCGTCGAGACTCGCGACGCGGCGCTGCCGGCCGAACAGTAGCGCCACGGTCACCCGCCCTTGAAGTCTGGTTGATCGTGGTCTACGCTCGACGTATCCCAAGGAAAGGGCGAGGACATGGGTTGGATGAAGAGAGCCGTCGAGAAGATGGAAGCCGAGCGCCCGCCGGACTGTAAGCATCCGAACCGTCGCGATGAGGAATGGCTGATCGGCGGCGTGCCGTACGCGGTCAAGGTCTGCACCAAGTGCGGGCACTCCCAGACCGTCGGACTCGGGGGCAAGCGGTGACCGGGTACGGCCCGCGGGATCCGGCCACCGTGCCACACCTCAACGGGGAACCGATGATCGGACAGGCGCGCGAGGGGTGCAACTGGCGACGCACCGTCTACCGCGATGGGGTCGAGGTCGTGGCGGACTGTGGTTGCGCCACGCACATCGGCGAACCCGCTAACTTCCCGCCCGCCCCGTGAGGTTGCGCTCCATCAGCCACGACCCCCCGAGCACCACGACCCCCGCGGCCAGTAGGCCTGCCCACAGCCCCACGTAGGTCCACGCGGCCACGAACGCCGCCCCGGCGAGCAGGAGCAGGCCCAGCAGTTCCAGGGTGGCGACGACGAGCAGGGGGACGAGTCTCAAAACACCGACTCCAGTGGGTCGTAGTCGCCCAGCGGGGGCAGCGTGCGGGCCAGGTACACCGCGCCCGCGGCGGCGTAGGCGGCGTCGTTGCGCCCGGCCCCGCGGCGGGCGAAGCGCCAGCCGTCGCCCTGGTCCTTGCGGATCGAGGCGGCCACGTGCGCGTTGGTCAGCTGGTCGTCCGAGTGCGCCAGCCGGCGGTTGTCGACCAGATCGGCCAGGCCCTCACAGGCGGGCACCTGCTCGATCTTCACCAGGCCCGGCGCCTCGGGGCGCATGTCGTCTTCCATCAGGTACATCCGCGAGCCGATGACCTCGCCGTGCATGGCCTGCAGGTCCGGGCCGAGCACGGTGCCGTGGCCCTGCGGGAACCAGCCCACCGCGCGGGGGTGCAGGCGGGCGAACAGCTCGCGCAGCCCGACCCGGGCCTCCTGGGTGGAGGCCCAGGCGTCCAGCACCTCGAGCCCGATCCGCCCGTCGCCCAGCGGAGCGGCGGCCATCGCGGTGACGTGCCCGTCGTCGTAGGCCACCTCGACGCCCACGCACACCTGCGCCTTGACCTCTTCGAGACTGAGCTCGGAGTCGCCGCACGCCGCCCAGCCCTGCGGGTCGATGGCCGCGTCCAGCGCGTCCACGCGCTGGCAGAGGACTTCGGTCTTGAACACCGGCGCCGGGTCAGAGGCGCACTGCGAGGCGATGTCCTCCGCGGAGATGGTGCGTCCCAGGCCGGGGTTGGCCTGCGCCCACGCCTCCGGGTCGTCGAGACGGCAGTTCGACGGAGCCGACCACTCGAACAAGCCGAGGCGGGGGTCGGCTTCCTTCAGCGCGGTGGAGCGCAGCGAGTTGAGCACCACGCTCTCGTCGTCGCCCTGGTTGCTGATCCCGACGATGATCGCCTGCGGCTTGGCGTTGGTGGTCTTCGACAGCGCCGCCCAGGCGGCCCAGTCGCGCTGCTCGCGCAGCTCGTCCAGCAGCAGCAGCCCGTCCACGGAGAGACCACGGCCGGCACCGCGGGTGGCCGCCGTGATCAGATACCGGCCACCGGTTTCGCCCTTCTTCCGGGGCTTGAGCTTCAGACACTGCTCACCGTTGGTGTAGCGAATGTCGACGATCTCGTCGGCGAGCTCGTCGTGCTCGGTGGCCAGGTCGACCGCGCCCTGCCAGGCCTCGCGGGCGATCGTGAGCGCCTGCGCTGCACCGAGGACCAGTTTCGAGCCGCGGATATAGAGAAACCACAGCGCCAGGACCTTGCAGATCAGGGTCTTGCCGTTCTGGCGCGCCACCAGGCATAAGACCTTGCGGAACCGGAACTTGCCGTCCGGGCGCAGCTCAAGGGCGTGGATCAGGAACCAGCGCTGCCAGGGCAGGAGCTCGATGCCGAGGATCTCTTCGGCGAACTGGATCACGGAGAATCCGGCCGAGGTCTCGGGGGTCAGCTCGCGCAACGGCGGGGTGAACACCCTCGGCTCGGTACGGCCCAGGATGCCGGGCCGATCGTCAAGGGCGGTCATGCGTCATCGTCCTCGGCCTCAGGGGAGCTTTCGGCCTCGCCGCACCCGCGCAATTGCGACAGGTGTTCCAGTTGACGACCATGGTGACACACGATCACGCCGCTGGCGACGTCCGCTCCCTGATGGCGGCCATTTCCGTGACCGAATCCCCGGGGTCGTCGTCCTGCTCGGCCAGGATGTCCTGCCGGCCGCCCATCAGCGCGGCCACGAAGCGGTGCCGCCCGTCCAGCAGCCGCCAGCCCTCGCCGTCGCGGCGGACCAGTACCGGCTCGTGGTCCTCGGTGGTGGTGCGCATCAGCGGGACCAGGGACATGAGCGTGTAGGGGTCCATGCCGCAGGGCACCGGCTTGAGGACGCGGATGTCCTCGAGGGGGATGCGGAAGGTGGTCATTCGCACGCAACCCCATCTCCGTCACGATCCAGACTGGATGAGTAGCCGGGCTGGCCGGAACTGAGCGGCGCCTTCCCTGCCGCGCGCACCGCAGCGCAGTTCGCGTAGTAGGCGCGGGCAGGCGCGGGCGCGACCGAGCGCGGGGCGGGACGAGGTGCAGCTGGTCGAGGCGGAACGACGGCGCGGCGGGCCGAGGTGGGGGCAGCGCGGCGGGGTGGGGCAGCAACCACCGGCAATGGTGCGGCCGAACTCGGAGGAGCAGACGTGGTGGTCGTCGCCGTTATGACAGCAGTGGGAGGGAGTGAAGTAGCCGGGGGAAGGCTCCGCGACGCTCTCTCCGGAAGGTCCGGAGCGCACGCCCCGCCGATCATCACGAGCAGGCCGAACCCGGCGACGGCCAGGCAGCCGATCTTCTTCACGTCGCCGACCGCAGCCGATGCAGCGTCCCCGTCTTGCTGGGCGCCGGCTTGACTCCGCCGCGCGCCTTCGGGGTGGCGTTCAACTCGGCCAGCAGCTTGTGCAGCAGGTTGCCCACCTGGACCAGGGCGGCGCGCTCGGACAGCTTCGCGCGCAGCGCCTCCACCTCGGCGGCGTGCTCGTCGTCCCCGGACAACCGCGCCTCCTTGGCTGCCTTGTCTGCGCGAGAGCGGACGGCCGCGGCGGTGTCCAGCTCGCGGGCGTAGGTGCGGGCCAGCTCCAGGGCCGCGGCGTCGGCATCCTCGAGGGTGAGGGCGGCGATGGTGGCCTCGACCTCGTTGAGCATGGTCATGGGGAAGACTCCCTGCATGGACGGGAAGCGGAGCGAACGGATCCCACGCGTGTACGCAGTCCCGCGCGAGCAGTGGGAATGGGAGATCGAGTTCGAGGACGACGACCCCGAGCCGTACCTCACCCGATGGGACTGGATGAGCGTCAACCACACGCGCGAGGGCTACGAACGCCGCGAGCGGTGGGGATCGTGGAAGACCGCGCTGCACTACTGCCTGCTCTGGGCGCCGAACTCAGCGCCGGACGCGCTCTGGCGGAAGCGCGCCGACGCCCAGCCCTAGCACTTCTCGTTGTTCTTGACCACGGTGAAGTCGATCGAGGACTCCTCGGTGATCTGGTCGCCCGGCTTGGCGGACTGGTTGCACACCTTCCAGTCCCGGTCCACGTCCTGCTCGCGGTCGGCGGGGGTGGCGTCGTGCGAGGTGGTGCGCACGGCGTTGTCGGTCAGGCGCTGGATCTGGTCCTGCGCGTCCTGCAGGTTCTTCCCGACCAGGTTGGGCATGTCCCAGTGATCGGTGGTGGCGGTGCCGCAGGCGCCGAGCAGCGCGAGGGCGGCGAGAACGGGCAGCAGGATCTTACGCACGGGGAGCTCCTAGGGTCGGGATCTTGAATGAGAACCATGGCAGACGGTTACTCCCGGGCATGCCCAGGTTCCAGGTGCGCGTGCCGTCCGATGACCGACTCGCAGAGACCGCCCGGGAGGGCGGGCAGTTCATGGCCGATGCCGGCGAGGGACGGGTGACGCCCGCCAAGCTGGTCGAGGAGCGCGCCGACGGCGACGGCGTGGTCCTGACCTTCGATGCGGAGGCGGTGGCCTACGGGCTCGTCTTCGGCGAGGAGCGCTACGAGGTCATCCACGCCGACGGCTAGTCCTCTTTCTGCCCCTCGTGCACCTGCGACGAGGTCAGCAGCGACGCCGACTCCAGCACGACGGCCAGCCAGGACAAGCCGAGGATGAACTGCGGCTCCTGGCGGGCGAAGGTCAGGGCGCTGACCGGCCAGCCGATGGTCGCGCCGATCAGCAGGACCCAGGCGCCGATGGTGCGGGCGCGGCGCATGGCACTACTCCGCCATCTTCGGCTGCACCGCGTCCCCGCGCTGGCCCAACAGCCAGGCGAAGTCGGCGTACTCCAGGGTCGCGCCGCCGTCCTTGCCCCAGCCGGTGCCCCACGAGTTGGTCATGTGCACGCGCTTGGTGCGCGGATCCCAGCCGTCCACCACGTACTCGTGTCCGCCGGCCACGCCGGAGGCCGGGTCCAGGTAGATCCGGCCGTTGATCGGCTCGAACATCGAGCTCAGCCAGATGGTGCCGACCGCGATCGGGCCGCGGACCAGGGCGGCCAGGGCGACCCGCGGGGAGAAGGCGTGCGCGTAGCCGGTGATGGTGCCGCGGCGCTTGAGCACCTTCATGGCCGCCAGGCCGGTAGAGCCGGTGTCGGTGGGCGGCCACACACCGCGGATGCCGTCCAGGCGGGTCTCGGCGGTGTAGAACGCCCGCACGTCGTCCATCGTGAAGATCTGCTGGTAGTCGGAGTACATGAACGGCTCGGTCATCATCAGCCCGAGCGCTGCGGCGGCCGTGCAGCACCCCAGGTCGCCCTGGTCGAAGACCGGGCCCCGGCGGCCCCAGCGGATCGCCTCGGTGGGTGGGTTGGCGCCGACCGCTATGGCCAGGTCGAACTTGCGCGACTGGGAATCGTGGAATACGTGACGGCCCAATCGGGGGTCGCTCGGGTCGTACCATTGCCGATATGAGGTCAAAACCATTCCCCGATGCAGATTGTGCCGGTAGGAGTAGAAAACGGATGCCCCGCGCGTGGTATTGGGGTCGTCCACGCATTTCTCGCTCTCGGATGCTCGTTAACTATGTCAAATCTCGGACGAGGACTGCGGGACTGG